CATTCTGTATTGAGATTGTAGTCCTTGAGGTCTTACCCCAATAAGTCTCGCAGTATATCTTTCCCCAATTACTCATTCTCTAATTTTTTTACGAGCTTCTCAAGTCTCTTTAGGTTAACCTCTTTGACCTTGTAGCGTTTCCTACAAGTTCCAGCCTTGAAAGACTGCGTCTTTGTCTGGGTGTATGTCATCGTTGTTGTTTGTGTTATACTCTGGGTAAGTGTTATTGTTGAAAGACATAAAGTCAATAAACCTACGAGTGTAGTGTTCCGCAATATCTCGGTGCTTGTTGGTCAAGAAATCTACCTCTTCCTTCTCCATCGCAATACTGTTCTCTGCCGTGTGCTTGTACGCCCCACCGTTACCGATAGTATAAGCAGCGTGAGGTAGGTATTCTACCATAGCCCAATGAATCAACATCGGCTGAATATAGTCATCCAACAAAGTCTCGTAGGCAGTTGTTAGCGTACCTCCTACAATGTCGTTGCGTAGCTTATCGTATAGTTTCGTACCTAAGTAGTTTTGGATGTGGATTTCTTGAGCCACCTCTATGAACTGAAGGAACTTGTCACTATCTACATTACCACTCAGTACGCTATTGCGTACTAAATCGTCTCTACGGATAAATAAAACTTTTGCCATATCTTATTATTTATTACCAGACCAATTCGGATGGTGGCCATTACGAGGTAGGTCTATTGGTGCTATCGCAACCTCTTTAGGGTTCTTAGGCATCTTAAAGCCTTCTCTTACCGCTTGGTTAACATTTACAAACTTTGTTCCTTGTAGGGCGTTGCCTCCCCATTCCGTTCCGTCTTTCTTCAGTCGTTTCTTGTAGATTCTGCGCTCCCATCTGTGGTAGCAGTTTACGCCACCCTTGTATTTAAATAGAGAGTAGTTTCTACCCTTGTGTCCGAACTTTTTGTTGACACCTCTTGCACTCATCATACCAATGTCTTCCTTGCGGTAGAGCATCTTCTTAGAGAGCATCGTCTTACAGAATGTTCTGCTCTCGCCTATAGGGGTCTTAGAAGTGCCTTTAGTGTACTTGTAACGCACTTTATAGCGTTCGGTGTCTTGGTTACTATCTTGCGTAGCAGAAAGGCTTACAAGCCCGTTTAAATAGCCCTCAACATCAAAGTCTTCGGGTTCTTCATCTCCTACTTCTTCTGCATCTACGAGTTCCCACTCGTCATCAAGAGGTTCTTCCTCTCCCAAGTCAGCCAATGCATCTAACATCTCGTGGGCTAACTCGTCATCAAGAAAAGGGCGGCTATCCTCGCTTAACTCAACACTCAACTCTTCCTTAGTCTCCTCTGGAATGTCTGCTTGTAGTTCCAAAGGTTGTAGTGTCTTAAAGTACACATTCAATGAAGCACCATTTACCGCTAAGATGTCATCAATAGCATCAAGAATCAGCTCTTGGATAGGGCGTACAACCGTGTTGTGGAATAGCAAAGAGGCGGTCTTCAACTCGTCAGCGTTGTTACCCAACCCCGTATTGTCCTTAATACCCATCAACATCGGAGAAGTAACTCGGTGCGCTACCATCAACTTACGCATACTCTCGTCTGCTAAGAATTGGTACTGCTCACTTGCATCACTTAACTGAACTGGCTCAATAGAGGCAGCCATCTCTTTGTTGTCGTTGAACGCCAAGATGAACTTACCAGAGTTAGAAGAACCACTAAACTTTTGAATGATTCGTCTCTCAATTAACTCTCTCTCTTCCTCAGTTGGTACACCATTGTTGAAGTTAATCAACATTGACGGAGATAGTCCGTTCTTAATGTTGTTGATGTGGTAGTTTGCTACCTCTTCTTCCAACTCCGCATAAGGTAGACCACCTTGATAGTCTACGGGTGAGTAGTAGTAGAACCCACTACGATAAGGCTTGATACAATAAATCTCAAGACCTTCGCTCTTCTCTCCGTATCCAAACGCTGGGATGCGTACTGGCTCATAGCCTTTCTTACGAATCTTTGTCCAATCCTTAGAGTAGTAGTAGCCCGTAACCTCTCCGTCCTCGTTCATCTTCTCCATACGGAGCGTCTCAATAGGGAAATGCTCTACTTGTACAATCTTAGTCTTGTCCTTGTTGTAGATAATCTGCATTGCCGCTTGACCCATCGCCTTTAAGTCAAAGGTGACCTTTCTCATACATTGACGAGAAAACAATGATTTCATCATTGCATACTCATCGGGCTTACGAGCGGCATCAGTAGCATACAAGCCCTTGCCGTAAATCAACTCCGTCATACCATTGATGATAGCGTTGTTTGTAGCAGAGCCGTTATAGCGGTCTATAAGGTACTGGAAGTAGTTGTTATCCTCTCCATAGGCTACCCACTCCTTGCGGTTGTCTTCAACAACGGCTGGGGTAGTATGCGATGCGAGGTTTACGATGCGTATATTGCTCATCGGTAAATATATTGGTTATCATTGTCAGTATCCTCGTAGTAGGTGAACTGACCATCGTTAATGCTGAACTTCTCTAAATCGGTTTGGTCGGTGCAGTACACCTTACCACGATAAATCTCGTTAGTACCAGTAATTCTTATGTTGTAGTATCTCCCCTCTTTGAATGTATAGGTAGGGGTGATGTGCAAGTAATTCGCCTCTTGCGTAGCCGTCAAAGATTCCGTAGAAGAGGTATTCGTCTCCTCATCAGTAATCTTAACGGAGACACTTGTCTCAAAGGCTCTTGGGACAAAGTATATCTTCTTATCTGTTGTACTTACAATATGCATAATAAGTTAACCATATAGAAGGTAAAGTGTTATGCAAAAAAAAGGGGAGACCGAAGTCCCCCCTAACCAAAACACCTATGTACACCTATCGGTGTACGACAAATATACTACTTTATTACGCAGTTACAATAGTCTCAGTAGCAGAAGTCATCCCAGCAAATGGGTTGCCCTCTACCGCACCAGAGATAAAGTTAGCAGCAGTACGCTCCATAGCAGAGAAGTCAAGAGTGTAGCCAGACAAGTCACCCATTGCAGCACCACTAACAATAGTACCACCAGTAACATCTGCTCCATTCTCACGACCTACCAAGTAAGCATTTCCGTTGTAGTCCTCAACAACGATGTGTGGACGGCCATACGCCATCAACTTCAATTCGTTGTTATCCTCCTTGCTCAACTGAGGCAAGGTAAGGTTGACTACTTGCTCAAAGAACACAGTTCCATTCTCACGAGAAGCATTGATAGTTTGAGAGACGCTTGAAGCACCTTTCAACTCATACTTGTACGCATTAAATGTACCCGCCATATCAGAGATTGTGTCATCTGCTGCTGAAGTCAAGGTAATCGTACCCAAGTCACCGAAGTCTACGAAGTAGACGGCACGAATACCACCTACAGACTCTCTACAAGGTAAAGCACGACCTTTCGTTAAATCACAAGCCATATTTTCTTTTTATTAAAAAAGGGCGAACAAGCAATCGCTCACTCGCCCCTTTAATTATTAACTAATTACTACTTCTTAGGTGTAGTAAACGATGTCTGCACCAATTCCGTGTTGTACACCCGCAGTAAAGCGCATAACTACACGAACATTTTGTGAACCATCAAGGTCAGCCATATCAATTAGCTTCACCTCGTTGTGGTCGCTCAACAAACCAGTACCGAAGAACAAGTTTGATTTTTGAGCAGCAACCATATCGTTGTCTGGCATACCAGAACATACGAACAACTTAACACCATCAAAAGCCAAATCGCCTCCGTTGTACCAAGTAGTACCAGCGTTGTTCACACCATTAGCACCCAAACCAGAAGCACCGAAGCCACCCAAAGCACGAACATAAGCACGAGCGATGTTTTGAGATACATAGATGTACAAATCTTCTTTACCGTAAACTGAAGTAGGGATAGCATCAACTACCTTACCCAATTCCTCGATAACATTTGCAGCAGTAACTGTAGTACCAACTACATCAATTACATCAGCATCAGCAGCCAATAGAGCAGTAAAGCCGTCAAACTCACCAACAGTTGCCGCAGCACCTTGCCAAATGTTTTCTTCAGTCTTCTGTGCTACTTTAGCAGCGATGTGACCAATCAAGAAGTCTGCAAATGAAGGAGGCAATGAATCAAAGGCAGAGTAGCCCATTTGAACTGCTTCCCAATCGTTGTGGAAATCTTTCTTGACATTTGGCTTCACAGTAATACCTCCACCTTCAATGGTGTCGGCAGAAAGGAGTGCAGCAGAGATGTACTTCCCCGCAAATTCTCCAGCATAAGTAGTAGTGATACTTGTTGCCATCTTTTGTTTATTTAATTATTGATTGTTTATTGTTTATGATACGATTGGTCGTAAGTCCGTCCAATTATAGTCTGCGGGTAGAGAGTCTACATCATTGTAGATACCATCAAGTTCTGAGTATCCTTTAATTGATTTAACATCTACACCCAAGTCTTTAGCAGCTCTTTCTGCTTGTTCTAACACATCTGCAATTCGGATAGACATTTTGTTTGCCTCATCACGAGCGGCGGTGTAGTCACCAGCAGCGTTATCAGCATCAGCCATCGCTTTTCTAACTTGGTTAACCAATTTCTGGTCTACCGAAGCCAATTTATCGTATGCTTTTTTAGCCGCACTAAGTGCGCTTTTAGCATCGCTTAATGCTTTTTGTACATCTTGTGCAACAGAAAGTTCTACCTTCTCTTCGCTCAACTCAACTTGTTTAGCAGATAACTCTGCCCAAATAGATTCTACTTTCTTCATTATCCTAATTTGTCAAAGATTCTTGATAGGGTGTCTTTTCTTGCGCCTTTAGAGAACTTCTGCAAGTCAGCAGTCTTGGTCTCTGGAGAGTGCTTGATAGGTTTAGCAGCAGGTTCGTCAGCAGACAAGTCTACTTCTTCTTCCTTAACCTCTTCAGCCATCTCTTCTTCTTTAGGAGACATCATAGATTTGATTTCTTCAATCATCTCTTTCATCTCTGCTACCGCAGCAGACAACTCCTCTTTAGTAGCGTAAGCCATTTCTTCTTTAGGCTCTTCTTCGGCTTGTTCTACTTCTTCAACTTCTTCCTCTTGAGCAGGTGCTTCTTCTTGAGCCTCACGAA